CATCATTGAGTTCATCCACTTGCTGCCTCAAGAATACTGGTCTTCAAACACCAAGTTCTTGGTCAGCCCTTTGTTCTTGGCTCAAATTCGCGGTCTAAAAGACAACAACGGCACACCAATTTTTGAACGTATGTCGCCTTTAGTCTATGACGGTATCGTGGGTCAATTGCTTGGCTTTGATGTGGTAGTCAACAAATATGTGGACAGCCCTGACAGCAGCACCAGCACTCCCGGAACGACCAGCTTGTACCCAATGTACTTTGGAGATTGGCAACGTGGTCACACCATCGTTGATCGTTTGAACATGGTTCTGCGCCGCTACGACCAAACCTTGCCTGGCTACATCACCTTCTTCGGTGAAAAACGTCTGGCAACCTCGGTGATGGACCCATACTCCATCATCCGTTATCGCTCAACCGCGACAGCGACCTGATGAGGGAACTGGGGTGGGGATTACCTCACCCCTTTTTTTAATTCACTTGGAAACAACCATGCAGCCCATTCTCAAAGCCATTAAATCCTCGTTAAAAAAACAAGAGCAAGTTACTGTTAATTTGCGCGAAGCCTCGGCGCTTACTGGCTCTGGTTCAGGGGTTGGTGGTCGTGTAATTTATGACGATGTATTTGCGTCTTTACGCTATGCAAACCCGCTGCGGATTGCTGGCTCTCGCGTTGTACCTACCATTGGCTCAGACGAAGCGTTTGTGGTCAAAACAGGTAACGTATCTAACCCAACAAATCCTTGGGGCTATAACTTCACGCCAAACGTGGGTACACCCAACACGGCGACTTCATTTTGGCAATTGCCTGTTCAAACAATTACCGCAACCGTGCCAGTTCGTATTGCTGTTTTAGATGACATTACAAACTTGGGCGACACAATCCTGACAGACGTTGGTTTGGAATTTGGCACTCTTGAAGCCCAATCCATGATGTTCAACAACGACCAAGCTGGCACAACCACAACCGCATACGGCGGCACTTTGGGTTTGCGCGGTTTAAACTCTTATCCAAGCGGGTCAAGCGCTGCGTTTGGTTCAAACGGTTCAGCCATTACCAACGGTTTGCACACAGTTGCAACATTTGCCAGCATCACAGGCAATTCGATTGTTTACAACGATTTGGACAATTTGGTTGCCAAGTTGCCACCTCAATATTATTCATTGCCAACAACTTGTTGGATGATGCACCCATCGACAATCACATACATCCGTGAATTGAAAGACAACAGCAATTTGCCTTTGTTCTTGGATGTAGGTGAAAAAGACGGTGCATTTTTGGGTTCTTTGTTTGGAATTCAAGTTGTTCCAAATCCGTTTATGGATCAAATCGGTTCTGGCAAAACGCCAATCTATTTGGCTGCTTGGGAAAACTTTGTCACCATTGCAGACAATGATGAAATGTCATTCCAATGGTTTGAACAAACTGCTCCCGGATACATGACCCTTTTGGCACAAAAACGTGTCTGCTCAACCATTCGTGACGTTTTCGCTGGTGTTCGTTTGACAACCTGATAGGTACAAAATGCCATTAGACAGTTACACCAATGGACCTTATTTGGGGTCATCACGCAACCCGTTCAGCTATGAAAAAGTTGAGCAGGTTTCGCGTGACTTGACAACCGAATGGCTGACGCTTGACCAAATTACCCAACAGTTAAATTTATTTGGCGATGAAAGCCAAGACGCATATTTAACAGGATTGGAATTGGCAACGCGCCAAGCCATTGAGGACTATTTGGGGATGTCCATATTCCCAATCACTTACAAGGTGTATTACGGGGCATTTAACGGCATGACAGGCACACAGGTGTGTTTGGATTTGCCCGAAGTGACGCAAGGCACAAGCAACACCACAATCAATTCTGTTGGGTTTTGGGATGCTTCAACGCCTCCAGTTTTTCAGACGTTGGATTCAAGCCAATATTGGTACGACCCAACTGGCAACAAAGTGATTTGTACGGGTATACCCGATAACTGCAATCAAGTCATTACCAACCCAATCGTGGTTCAATACACGACTGCGGCTAACCCTTACGCTCAATACCCTGTGATTCAGCAAGCGGGTTTAATGTTGTTGACGCACTTGTACAACAACCGCAGCAACACAACGGCAACGGCATTGAAGGAAATTCCTTATGGCGTGGCGGCTTTGCTCAGACCTTACAAACCGCTGGTGATGTAAATGGGAATCGCACGGTACGAAAACTTCACGGTGCAAAATGTTGCCACTACAACCGATCAGTACGGGCAACAAATCACCTCAATGACCACTTGGTTTCAAACCCGTGGCTTAATTCAAGACGTGCGAAACAGTTTGCAGATTGGCAAAGACAATCGGGTCTATTCGGATTTGGTCAAGTTCATTGTGAACTACACACCAAACACGCAAACGATGGTGGAAAACCAAAGTGGCTATGCAATCGTGTGGCGCGGCAACGAATGGCGCATCACGGATGCAATGGAATCAAATGACCGCATGAACATCACGTTCTTGTGTTATCGCAACGACCCGACTGTGGCTGTATGACAACACAACAAAACGTACTCGACTATGCGACAGCAATTCAAGCGCAGTTGTCTGCTGTGGCTAATCCTGTGCCTGTGTACGCAAACTTCAACCGAAATTTTGCATCGCAGCCTAAATTTGTCACTTGGCAATTACGCAATGTTCACCAACCTGTTTACACGGGGCAAGTGCAGTCCATAAAAGGCATTGACACACCGATATTTCAAGCATCGGTGTTTGGGCAACAAATGCAAGACGCTTTTGGCATTGCCAACACAATCATTCAGGCATTACATGGTTACTCGGGACAATTTGGTGGCTCTGGCGGGTTTGATGTTTCTAAAATCGACATCAACTGGCTATACAACACCTATGATGACCAAGTAAAATTGCACCAGATTATTCTGGATTGCAGAATGTACATACCATGCTGACACTACACAATCAACTCTTTTGAAGGAAATGAAAAATGGCTCTCCCAAATAAGGTTTTACCCGGATTTAGTGCAGCACTATGGATGCAAACTGGCGCTACACCAACTGCTTTGACCGTTACTCAATTGTCCACTTGGACTGCTGAAGTTCAAAACATTGTTGGCACTGCTGCTGGCGGTTCAGGCTCTGCTGGCGAAATTGTCCCTGTCGAAGGAATCCCTGCTTTTGGTCAAGACGATGCAAGCGCAAACTTCGGTGTGGCTGGTTCGCGTCAATCGGACATCATCCCAACCCAAAGCAAACCTACTAGCATGACCATCAACGCAGCATGGAATCCTAGCGACCCTGCTTTGTTGTTGATCCGTGGTGATGCTTACAACGGCACAATTGACCGCACCTATGTGATTTCGGTTTACGATGGTGCAAACGTGGTAGCTTACGCTTTCAATGGTCGTGTTGGTGAATTCAAAATCGAAACTGCAACCAATGCAGAAGCGAAATGCACATTCACTATCCACCCTCGCGGCAACCAATACGGTTGGTCAAACAACACATAATCAAACGCCCTTCGGGGCGTTTTTCACATCACATGGAAATCAAAACAAACAATGATCTGCTGAAATACATTACCGAACGCGCCGAAAACGGCGAAAAACAATGGTTTGGAAGATTGCAGCAGCGCACGGCAGGGGTGAATTTAGCGTATGAAATTGCGCGGAATCATGCCGACAAAATGACACCAGAGCAAATCGCGCAATTTGTTGTTGATTTAAACAACCAGATTTTTAAAAAAATCGTGGTCGGGTGACGTATGGCTGGCACAACCATCAGTCTTAAATGGGAAGGTTTCAAAGAGTTTGAAACTTTGCTGGATGAGATTGAATCGGATTTTGGTGAAAAGGACAGCAAAAAGATTTTGCAAAATGCTTGTCGGTCAGCGATGCAACCAGTTTTAACAAGTGCAAAATCTTTGCTAGAAACGCATGGCAACGTGGACACGGGGCAATTGTTGGCATCATTGCGTTTAGAAGCTAGAAAACCCACTTCTAAAGACAAACATTCGGTGTACACCACACCCACCATGATTATGATTTCGCGAGTAACTGTCGCTCCCGGAAACAGGTTTTACCCTGATGATGATTTAGGGCATAAATCAAAGTTGTTCAAAAAAGAATTTAAAAATAAAAAAACGGGCAAAAAAGAGCACATGCACTCTGACGCTCGTGCTTTTGCCATAGAATTTGGTACAGCGAAGTGGGAACAAGGCGAAGGAAAGCCTTTCATCCGACCTGCTCTGGAAAGCAACGCACAAAAAGTTACTGATTCACTTGTTGAATCTTTAAAACAAGCATTGTTGAAATATCGTTCAAAACACATGAAAGTATAAAAAATGACATTACAAAACGCCTTTGGTTCAAACTTTTCAAAAGACGCAATTCGCACACGCTCATTTGATTTTGGTGGACACACTTTCAAAGTCAAAGTGCCGTTGACGCTCGAAACAGAAGCCATGTTCGAGCGCATCAAAAAAATTGACGATGACTTGGCATACAAGTTTTATTCGGACATGGCAAAAGAATTCTTTGACAACAAAGAAAAATACACAACCGACCCTGACATTGAATTCAAAACCGATGACATCATGGTCAAAGGTTATTCATTGCGCGAGACAGCCCGAAACAAAGTGATGACGCAAAACCGCGTGATTGAAATGTTCAAATTGCTTGTACCTGAAAACAAAGATTTTGATATGTCAACGATCAGTTACGCTGACATTGAGGAATTATTCCCGTTCACCGTGCAGCTTGAATTGGTTGAGGAAATCAGCAAAGTCATTTCTCCCAACTACTCGGCGGCGCGGGGAAAGTAACAGGGTCAGTCCGTAGGCAGGTCAAAGCATATTTGCTTGCACACGGCACAGACCCTGCAAATCTTGACGAGGAAACATTCACAGACATAAGCATCATGTATGCCGATGGAATGATTGGAAACCGTGGGATTTTGGAAGTTCTTGGGACACTAACGGCAGGGCAGTTTAACAAAATGTTGCCCAAAGGAGCGTCACCATATACACTAGAAAAAATCATACCAAGAGCGCACGATTACTTGTACCCACCATTGGATGAGAAAACCAAAAAAGAACGAGTTTCTCAGTCTTTGTTGGCATTTGCAATGATGAGTCCAAATGCGCCGACACAGTTTTTCAAAGGTAAATAATGGCACAAATCATTGCTGGCTTAGGCGCTCAACTAGGACTTGATACCACCGAGTTCAAGAAAGGCATTGGCGAAGCCAAAAAATCTCTTACTGAATTGTCAGAATATTTGCCAGAAGCATTGTCGGCTGCGGCATTTATCGAAGCAACCAAAGCGGCAATGGAGTATGCCAATCAGGTTGTTGAAACTGCAAAAGCCAATGATATTTCAACGGCATCAGTTCTTGAATTGACAAAAGCCTTAAATGAAAACGGTGGAAGTGCGGAAGATGCCAGCAAACTTTACTCAGGGTTTTCAGTAAAAATTGAAGCTGCTGCACAAGGCAATGCCAAAGCGCAAGAATCATTTGCACGGCTTGGCGTGACTTTGAAAGATTTGCAAACAATGTCAGAGCAAGATTTGTTTGACAAAACGGTCAAAGGTCTTGCCAACATGAAAGATTCAGCCGAGCGTAATGGTTTGGCATTTCAAACGCTTGGCAAAGCAATTAGAGGCGTTGATTTAATTGGGCTTGCTAATACATTAAAAGAATCTAAAGGGTCAATGGATAAATACGCAAACGCAATTGAACAAGCCCATGCGTTGAGCGAAAAATTAAATGAAACAACTCGCACCATGAAAATGGAATTTGCCGATGCGTTTTTGCCAACCATGAATGCTTTGTACGACAGTTTTGTAAAAACTGGCAATGCAATTGAAAAAATGTTTGGTTATTTGAAAAAGGGAACTGAAATTGTTGGTGTTTTCATTGCAGCCATTGTTACTGCGGTTGAACACATCATCACAATTGTTGAATCAACTGCAAAAATGTTTTGGCATTTGACAACAGGTTTTGACAGTCTTAGCGACAAGTGGGAACAGGTAAAAAAAGATTTTTCTGATGGTGTTGCCGATTGGAAAGATGACGCTGCAAGTTATGCTGAATCTGTGCAAAAAATTATCAAAGCCAACGAAGATGTAACTGCACCCAAAAAAAATCAAGACATAAACAGACCAATCATTGACGCATTGCAAAAACAAAAAACTAAAGCGGAAGAAATTTCAAAAGTTTACGAAGCGCAAGCACAAGCAAATTATTTGACATTGACCGCACAACTTGCGGTAACAAACGCAACAAAAAATCAAAAAGAATTAGAAGATGCTTTGTTAAAAGTTGTGTTGGAAAAAAATAAAGTTGACGAGGAAATTCGCAAACAAGAAGATGAAGCAAGAGCCAGCGGCAAAAAAAATGCTCAAGAAATTATTGATGAGTTAGAAAAGCAACGGGTAAAAGTTGAACAAGTTTACGATGACATGATTGTCAAAACAAAAGACGCTGTGATTGCTAACCAACAATTGCGTGAAAGTTTTGGTTTTGGTTGGAATGAAGCATTTAACCAATACAAAGAAAACGCAATGACTGCTGCTGATTTTGGGCGACAAGCATTTACATCTATGACAAGTTCAATGACCAACGCATTGAATACGTTTGTAACAACTGGCAAGCTGAATTTTAAAAGCCTTATTACAAGCATGATTCAGGATATGCTGAAAGCGCAATTGCAAATGCAAGCTAGCAGTTTGTTTTCCAAAGCTGGAAGCGCACTTGGCATTGGCAGTTTGTTTAGCGGTGGAGGAGGTGGTAGCGGTTCAGTGGCTAACCTTGGCACAGCTACTGGCAGCGACATGATGCAAGCGTTTGCAGATGGTGGAGACCCTCCAGTTGGTCAAGCATCGTTGGTTGGCGAAGCAGGTCCTGAATTGTTTATTCCAAAAAGCGCAGGAACAATTATTCCGAACAACGCACTTGGAAATCTTGGTGGTGGTGGACAATCCATTTCATACAATGGCCCATACATTGCATCAATGCAAGCAATCGACACACAATCAGCAACGCAATTCTTAGCAAGAAACAAAACAGCGGTTTGGGCGGCTAATCAATCGGCGCAACGATCGTTGCCACAAAGTAGGTAAGACATGGCAAATTTAAACACAATCCTTGCTATTGCGGAAACGGTACACATCACTGACCAACGATTTGTTGGACAAGTGATTTCACGCAATCAAAGAATTTCAACATCGGAATTGTTAACCATTGTCCCTTTTCAATTTGAGTTCAAACCTAACAATTATTTGTTGTACAGCCAAAATCGTGGCTTGCTTGCAAATTTGCGTTACTACGACAAATCATTAACTCAATATTTAAATTTTGGAACAACGGGCTGGACAAATTACATCAATTACATGGGAGACATGACACCTTTGCAACTTGCAGCGTGTCAATGGCAAACTAGCAGTACTGCGAAAAACATGGTACTAGGAAATCTGCCATCAATTGCAGCAAACGCATACATTGTTCGTGCTGGTGATTTTTGTCAAGTTGATTTATACACTTACATTGCAACGCAAGATGTACAACGTGGGTCTAGTTCAACAGTAACAATTCCTGTACATCGAAATTTAATTAATGGACCTCTTGCGTCTGCAACCAATGCTGTCATTGGACAATACGGAACAACGGTTTCTATGGGCGGGAACACTTACACAGGTGTGACATTTCCTGTTATTTTGCAACAATACCCTAGCTACACACTTGTGCCGATGACCAATGATAGTTTTATATCTTGGGCATCAACATTTAAAGCATTTGAGGCTGTGTTATGACCGACATCCCACCATTAGACAATACAAACAATATTCGTTTTGCGGATTTTGTTCGTGTAGTAACACCAACTGGCACATATCGATTTGCCACAACAGCTTCTGCAATCACCGTGTTGGCGGTAGATTCGTCACCTTTTGACGGTTTGGGTTCATTGGTCAATGTTGGAGACATTCAACGTGACATCAAAAGCACAGCTAATCAAACCGCTGTCACATTGGTTGGTATTGATACATCGTTGTTGTCATGGGTTTTGTCGCAAAACGTCAAAGGTTCGCAAATTACGATGTGGAAAGGTTTTTTTGATACTTCAGGAAACCTAATCACAACAGGCGGTTCAGGTGGTTTGTATCAATACTTTTACGGCTTTATTAGCACGTTTCAAATTAGCGAACAATGGATGGAAGAAGCCCGTGCTTATGTTGGCACAATTTCCATCAATGCTTCAAACATACAAATGATTTTGCAAAACAGAACTGCTGGCAGATTCACCAATGATTCAAGCTGGCAATTTTTCAATGCAGGTGATACATCAATGAATCGAGTCGGTGCAATTTCAACTTTGTATTTTCCATTTGGAAAACAATAATGATACGTTTGGCAAACAAATTTGATAAAGAAAAGATCAAAGAATTTTTGGTGGGTTTTCACGAGCAAACCAAATACAGTTTGTCAATGCGTAAAGATAAATGGGATTTCACATTCATTGACCAGCAATTAGACAGAATTTTTGCTGGTGCAGGTTTTGTTTTGATTGCCGAAGATGGATTTTTGTGTGCTGTACGATCACCATGTTTTTGGATTCCAAATTTATGGACTTTACAAGAAACAATGTGGTTTGCTAAATCAAAAAAAACAAATGTAAAGTTGATAAAAAAATACATTGAAATTGGGAATGAAATGAAACAAAATCAACAAATTGAAGAATTTTATATTTCCAATTTTTCCGATGCCGATTTGTCTAAATTTGGCGCAAAAAAAATCTGTAATGATTGGGTTATGTAATGGCTGCTGTTATTGTCCCGTATTTAGTTGAAGCTGGAATGTCTGCGCTTGCCGCAGAGGTAACAGCATTTGCCGTGACATTGTTGGCATCTGCCGTTGTAGCAAAATTACTTTTGCCAACGCCTCCACAACAAGCGCAACAATTGATCACAGGTACAAATTTACAAGTTGCACCAGATACAAACAACAAATTGCCTGTTGTTTATGGAGATTGTTACATTGGAGGTGCTGTTACTGATGTGAGCATCACATCTAACAACCAACAATTGTTTTATGTTTTATCGCTTTGTGAAGTTACAGGCAATCAAACAAATCCAGACAACATTCAATTTGGCAAAGTATTTTATGGTGGCAAACTTTGCATATTTGATTCAGTAAATCCATACATTGTTACTGGTTTGCAAGATGTATCAACTGGAACAATTGACACATCAATCAATGGATATATCAACATCTATTTGTACAATAACGGTTCAAATAATCCAGTGAATTCAACAAAAACCGCTATTCAGATTATGCAATCAAGCGGGTTGACATACACATGGGACACTAGCAAAACAATGACCAATGCGGTTCTTGCAATTGTGCAATTAACGTATAACGCTAATGCTGGTGTGACTTCAATTCAGCAAACGCAATTTGAAATCAAAAATCCAAGGAACAGCGCAGGAGATGTTTTTTACGATTACTTGACCAACACAACGTATGGCGCAGCAATTCCAGCGGCACAAATTGACACAACAAGTTTGACTGCGTTAAACACCTATTGCAATCAAACCATCACTTACACAACTTATAGCGGCGGTACAGCGACACAGCCAAGATTTAAATTTAATGGACCTATTGATACCACCAATACAGTTTTGCAAAATTTGCAAGACATGACAAACTGCTGTGATTGTTTGTTGAAATACAACGAAATTTTTGGTATTTGGTCAATCATTGTTCAAACGCCAACGTATAACATTGTTATGGACATCAACGATTCCAACATGGTTTCGTCTTTGTCTATTACGTCAATGGACATTTCAAACACATACAACATTGCAGAATGTCAATTTCCAGATTTGACTTTAAACAGCGCATTTAACACCAGCGTAGTTGATCTTCATGTTGTTGACCCATCGTTGTTGTATCCCAATGAGCCTGTAAACAAACAAACGATTAAATTGCCTTTGGTCAACAATAACGTGCAAGCGCAAATGCTTGCTAATCGGTTTTTGAAAGCTGCACGTCTTGATTTGCAAGTTGCTTGCTCGGTTAATTACATTGGTTTGGAATTAGAAGCTGGCGACATTGTTACTGTTACCAATGCAATTTATGGTTGGACTGCCAAACCTTTTCGCATTATCAAAACTGTGCAAAAAATTGCCGCTGATGGTGCAATCACTGTTGATTTGACTTTGCAAAATTACAATGCAACCGTTTTTAACGATGCTTCAATCACGCAATTTACACCTTCACCCAATACAGGATTGCCTAACCCAAATATTTTTGGAACGATACCTGCTCCAACAATTTCAAACATTTCTCCAATTGCAGCGATTCCAACTTTTAATGTCAATTTGACAACAAGCACACAAGGGATTGTGCAATATGTTGAAGTTTGGTATTCGGCGTTTTCATCTCCATTGCCCACACAGCGCATTTTTGCTGGAACAAGTGCCGTTCAATCTGATGGCAACCCTTACGGCAACAACGTGGCTTTACCTGCTGTTATTTTGTCTGGCATACCCGCTGGTAATTGGTATTTCTTTTCAAGAATGGTCAACAGTTTGACAACATCGTCATTTAGTCCTGCAAGCGCAGTTTTAAATTGGCGACCATTAACCTTTCAATTTGCAGAGCGTTATTTAAGCGTTGCGTATGCCACAAGTAGCACAGGTGCAGGATTTACAAGCAATCCTCGTGGTGCAACATATTTTGGATTGGCAAACAGTAACATTGCGTCTTTTGACCCAACACAATCTGATTATCTTTGGTATCCAGCAAACCCTGTTTTTGGCACAAGCAACTATTTGTTGTTCAACAACCGTGGCAACAATTTGGTAAGTTTTGCAACGGGTGCTGCTGCACAAGCCAGCGGGTCGGCTCAATTTGTGCCTACTAACACAGCCATTTATGACCCATCAACTTGGCAAGCATTGCAAGACGGTTTCAACATCATTGATTTAAATTATCGATCTGGTCAACTTATCCAAACAGGCACAACAACTGTGGGTACGGGTGAAATTGCAATTTCCAACAATCCACAAGGACAAGTGGTTGCATCTTTAGCGCAATTGCTAACCTTTCCCGGAGGTGCTTACACGAAGACATCTTCAGTTGCTCAATTGACAATTGACATCTATGGTCGTGTTGTTGGGTTTGCCGCGCCTGATTCGTTTTATTACACAATGACAGCTTTCAATGCGTCAAGCGGTCAAACTGTGTTTAGTGTTACTCGCGGCTCTGAATATGTCACAGGCAATTGTTGGGTAATGCGTAATGGTTTGTTGCTTGATACATCAAACTATACCGATGGGGCAAGTTCGGTTACTTTAGCAACAGGTGTTGTTGCGGGTGACATTGTGACAATAATTTCTTTTGCTTCGGTTAATTCGTCAAGTGCTACATACAATTCATTCATAAGAAACACCGTTTCTCTTTTAAATCAATCATCTTATACAGCATCAGGGTTTACGCTGAACAGCGGCAATGAATTGTTGTTTTTGAATGGCACAGTAATTAACGCACAGGATTACAACATTTCTGGTCAAACAATCACTTTTGTCAATTCTGTCAGTGGTGATTTACAAGTTATTCAATGGACAAACAACAACCTTGGAGTACCTAACGGTACGCCTGTGAACGTAGATGCTTACACAATCACAGGTCAATCAATTTATTCGTTTACGTTTGACCCAAATGCTTTCAACCTTTGGGATAATGGCGTATTATTGCTGGAAACGGTGGATTATTCGGTTTCAACTGGAACGTACACGCTGGCACAAACACCCATCACAAACACAAACATTTTGGTTCAACAAACTTTTAGTAGGACAGGTGCAGTATGACGCAAGCCTTAAATTTGGCATTACTTGCCAATAACGTCAATAGTTCGGGGCAGCTTAACGGCGCAACTGGGCTATACGGAACAATTCCATTAACCAATTTTCCAACTGTTACGCCAGCTTACGGCGGTTTAGGAACAACTGGCACACCCACAAACGGTCAAGTGCCAATTGGTAATGGAACAAACTTCACGTTATCAACATTAACGGCTGGCACGGGAATCAACATTACCAATTCATCTGGTGGTATTTCTATTGCTGCAACTGGCACTAGTGGATTTCCCGGAGTATTGGGTCAAGCGTTCACATCGAATGGAACATTTACCATCCCAACAGGCGTGACAGCGTTGAAAGTTTCTGTCACTGGCGGCGGTGGAGGCGGTGGAGCGGCAACTGGAGCTGGGGGTGGCGCAGGAGCAACTGCAATTTCTTACCTAACAGGTTTAACTGCTGGAAACACTTTAAGTGTTACTGTTGGCGGTGCTGGCGCTGGTTCTGCTGGTTCTAGTGCTAGTGGTAGTGGCGGCGGTACTTCTAGTGTTGCATCTGGTACTCAAACAATCACGACAATTTCTGCGGGTGGCGGTAGTGGTGGTGGTGGTAGTGCTGGTCAGGGGGGCGCAGGCGGTACGGCATCTGGAGGAACTATAAATATTGGTGGCGGTGGCGGTGGTGGAAGCAACTCGACTGACAATTTTGGCGGTGTTGGCGGCAATAGCTTTTTTGGTGGCGGTGGACCTTCACTCAGCAGTGCTTCCGCTTCACCAGCAAAAGGCTATGGGGGCGGCGGTGCTGGCAATGGAAGTAATGCTGCTGCTGGTGCTGGATATCAGGGCATTGTTATTTTTGAATGGTAATTGGAGAATAAAATGACCGTACAAGAATATTTGATTGTTGAAAACAACGTAGTCACCAACAACGTCATGTGGGATGGAAACACGGCAGATTGGACACCACCAACAGATTCAATTCAACTTGTAACTGCAACAACACCTGCAATGGTTTGGGTTTACAACGATTCCACAAAAGTTTTTGAACTTACCGAAGTTATGGGTGCTGGCGCAATTGATTTCACATGGGATGGAGCTGTGTTAACAACCAACGTGCCACAACCTAACCCACTCAAAACAACATAAAACACCATAAACATGATTCGTAAGCAAGCGAGGCAGCTACTTACGGCACAACCTGAGTACAGGGAATCAAAATGGCAATTTTTAATCAAAATACGCTGACACAAGTTAGTGGTTTCAACAATCCAATCATTGCTGGCGAATTAGTTTGGCAGCAACAA